TATCTTTTCAATTCCTGGTTTGGTGCTGCCTATTTCCGGCTACGTTATTCTTTCCCACTTGATGCCGCGATTGGGTTTTCAGGTGACGATATGTTTTTGCAGGCCATCCCTGAAGAGAGACCTGGCTGGGCTAAGATTTCGAGTCTTTTCGTTTTGGTAGGCAAGCCTGTTGTGTCCCGATGGCCTGAGTTTTGTGGTTGGACATTGACTTCTATTGGTGCTTACCGGTCACCAAAACTCCTCATGTTCAAACTTAAGTTTCATGAACATCGCAACTCTTTATCCCGAGTTGTCCTCTCATATTATTTTGAGTTTCTTGTCGGTGACACGTTAGGCGACTCATTGTGGGATGTCATGTCTTTTGATGATCTCATGTACATGGGTTCCCTGCGCGTCTTTTTCGATGAATATCGAGCGCTTGGTCCAGCCTTTTTCTCCTTACCAAATCAGCTGGGTTCTCAGCCAGTTAAGCCTTTGCCTATCTTTACCGACAAACTTGTTCATGATCTCATGTTGCTTCCAGGCATGCGTGACCTTGAGTTTGATCGTCTCCCTCAATCTCTCCGTAACGCTCTGATTAGGGTTTTTGGGTCCGGCTAAACCAAATTGTCTCGATCGCTAACTTTATTTATTCGCACTTTTTCTGAATGGTCAACCCAAACATCTCAACCAACATTTTCGACGACCCTTCAACTTTGGCCTCTGTTCTTGATTTTCTTCGGCTGACACTTATTTTGCCAACTGCTGTTATTCGCTCTGCTGCTCCCGTTGTTCTTGCCGCTATCCAAACCCGTGTTCCAAATTTGAAGTATGAGTTCCTCGACGAAGACGACGTCTGATTCTGCTGATGCAGCCCCCCCAGTCGATCAGGTTTCTGTCGTCGCTAAGCCCACTTTAAATGATTCGCCCTCTGTGTACCTTCCCCAGTCCAATATCCGGTTTGTTAAACCATTCACTCTTTACATCGGTCATGTCGGTCAAGGCAGCAATGCTTCTCTTAACCGGGATCTCATGAATGCCTCTGATTTTCCCGATCTTGCTCGTTTCACCAATCCTTTTCTCAATGTTCGAATTGTTTCCCACGCTCCTGGTTCTGAAGTCTCCGGTGGTGAAATGCTTCTTTTCCCTGCTGCAGACCATCAGGGCATTTTCCGAGCTGTCTCTGTTATGCGCCCCGCTTCATCTTCTGTGCCAGCCTCCTTTCAATCTTCTGTTTGTCGACCCGGTGCCGCATTTACTGCCATTGGTTCGAACTCCACATTTATGACAGTCCAAAACGCTTCTGCGTGGTTGACTTGTCTCGACGGTATCTCCGATATGCTCAAAGGTCCCGTCGTTGCTGAATATCTTCCTCGTTTCGATTTTCGATTCGAAGGTTTCGCCGGCTCTTCTGTCGACGTTTACCTTCGCATTGTGGTCGAAATGTGGGGAGCTGGATATGGCTACACACAATGAGCACGATCGAGTCGGCCCGCACCAAGGTATTTTCTGCATGACACTGTATTTTCTCGATTTCAAA